ACGATGACCCAAGCAACGATCCGAGAGCGTGGGATTGGAGTTTGGTTGACTTCACGGGTGTAACAGACAGGCGTGTGGTCGTGAAGTGTGTTGGGTTCTGGGATAATGATTCGGAACGGAACGAGCAAGGCCCGTGGAGTGAGCAACCCGAACCGTACCTGCATAGGCCGACTTACGCTGCTATGCGTGAGACTAGGGGTCGGCTTGACCGCTGAAACTAATGCACTGGGAGGTGTGTGATGACCAGAGTTATCGAAGCGACATGCAAGGACTGTCTACAGGACAGCAATCTGACTGTGGATGCTGGCATACATGACCGGTATCTGATGCGTGAAGGGCTGGTGCAGAATATGTTTCCGAATCTTACGCCAGCAGAACGAGATATTATTATAAGCGCTAACCCACCGCACCACCGTACGACTGGGATCTCGTACTACCTGTGCGCTGAGTGTTGGGAGACAACTATGCAGGAGGCAGGTGAGGATGATGAAGCCACCGAAGGGTAAGACGTTCGGGCATGTCCCTCGTGTCATGCCTGTTGATGTCAACGCTGGACCGACGTACGATCCCTCGCTTGACGGGGAAGACACCGTTGATTGGCAAGCGTTGGAGGAACTAATCGAAGACTTCCTAGTGCATGGCATTGCTGGTCCGCTAGGCAATGGCGACTGCGAAGTTGGTCGGAGCGAAATCAATCACGGAACGAAGCATTTCGCATGAGATCCATCATCTCTCTCTCTCTCTTTTTGAGAGAGAGAGATGATGAGGTAATGGAAACCAAAAAAAACACACGGGAGGTGTGAGCAATGAGCCACGAAATAACGGTAAACGAAATCAGCGCAGACATTGAGTTGGATTATGCGGAGATACTGGAGAACATCGAAGACACCATCTATGCACGGATAACAGACCAGATCAGCGACGAGGCGTGGGATGCCGTGGCATATCAGGTTGAAGAGTCCGTGACGGAGGCTATCGACAGTCAGGACACCTCTGGAAGTGAGGGTGTAGACGAGGGCATTTATTCGCTGCTCACCGATTACATCGGTAGCAAGGAGCGTGGTGCCACGGCTTGCGGAACTGGTCAGCAGTTTGAGAAGGCAGTTATATACGCAGTTGGTACCGGGGTTGATGAAGCCCTACAGGTTCAGAAGCGTCTAGCCGATCTGGAGCGCAAGGTCAGCACGATCTTGGATGCCTTGTTCGTGCTAGGTGAGCGAGCCTCATCGGTAGATAACCGTAATGCGTCGCCAGATGATGTCATCAATGTCGTCGTCGGCAACTGACCCTTCTGCCATCGTGTGGACCGACTGGTTTGGGACCGCACCTTGGTTCATTGCCGGAGTGGTTGCGACCATCGCGGTCATGGAGATAGTTCAGCGCAGACGTAGGCGCAGAACGAAATCCTACCGTGACTGGTTGCAGGCACTCCGGTCTGTCACATCCGAAAGAGATAATACAAACACAGGAGGAAATGTGCATGAGAAGCACAACAGATAACACAAACCCACATGAGAACAACTGGATTGCCCGGTTGCGGGAACAGATTGAGCCACGAGCGCAGGCTGTAGCCGACGCAATGGTTGCTGTTCCGCAAGAGGATGGTTCCGTTGACTTCCGTGTCGATGACACGGTGGGCTTCGTCAGCGACAGCGTGCGAGGTATGGCAAGCCTGACAGGTGCCGACTTCGACGTTGACTACTTCCCGTCAGGGTATGTCCATCCGGCCACGGGTGAGCATGTCGTTCCGACCTACAAGTCGGGCGCCTACCGGGGAGAACCCAGCGACCAGTACATTCTGCGTAGTGATACGCATGATGTAGTCGGCAACATGAGCGGGCGTTACCCGACCCGCGACGGATACAAGCATGTCCTAGACACGCTTGATTCGATGTTCCCGAACTCTTGCGAAAGCATCAGTGTCTACGGCAATGGTGAGCGGGTGGTAGTTGAGCAGGTGCTTGACAAGCCGTTCGACCTTGGCGGTGGCGATCTGATTCAGCCGTACATCTACACTCGCATGTCGTTGAACGGGACATGGAAGACGGAGATCATTCCGATCACCCGTCGAATCTCCTGCGAGAACATGCTTGGGCATTCCGGTCAGTTGATCGGTGTGCGTGCCACGAAAAACCACGACCAGTTGCTGACCATGAAGGCCAGCGTGGTGGAGATGTCGATGGCTCAGGGGCAGGCGTTGAAGCGGATGGCTTTGACCTTGCAGGATCAGGAGTTCACAGACTTCATGTTCATGCAGATGCTGGAGCAACTGTTGCCAGCACCTGCATCCGATGCACACCATAAGACAATGGGTGCTTGGGTGAGCAAGCGGGCTGCCTGCAACGCGAGTTGGAATGATGAGAAGAGCAACTATGCGGATTCCACGATGTGGAACGCATACAACGCTCTTCAGGCAGCGGAGCAGCACCGGATCAACGCCGGGTTCAAGACAACTGAGAAGGCACAGCAGCGGTCACTTACGAAGGCGTTGGATGGGAAGACGCCGATTGCTGATGCTGCGGAACAGTACCTGATGGGTCTCGTCCTAGCGGAAGAGCCTTTCTAGTACATAGGATGGCGGGGACTGGCGACCGGTGGTCCTCCCACCCCGGTTGCCCGCAGGGGTGCGGCTGCGCAAACAACGCACACTAACTAAACATTCGCGCATGGGGCGGGGGAATAGTCCCCCCTCCTCCCCCGTTCCATGCGCTCTACGTCATGGAGGTGACGCTGTGTGGGTATTTACAACTCACGGTTTTTATTCAATTGTGTGTACGTCGGATGACCATTCGGTTGTGCTTGTACGCGCGCGTGATAGCGAGTCGCTAGAGAAACTGATCGACTTCCTCAACGAAGGCGATACTGGTGGTGAGTACACAAGCGAGAACATTATCGTAACCCCGTATCGGGACTACCCGTATCGAATCGTAGCGTTGCGTGAAGACTGGGTTCGATACTTGGAGCGTTACGCCTACGAGGAACTGACGTATCCGAACTTCAAGAGTGCATGTGGTGCGGCTGGGATGGATGTCGCTCAACTTCGTGCCTTGGGGGATGTGTGGCAGACGATGTACTACGACTGGGCGCCGCGACCTGATCGGGTGGACAACTCATGGGTGTGAAGAGACAGTGGTCAGACCTGCCGACCTCTGACAAAACGTGCCTGCTCTGTAAGCGACAGCACCATGCCAATGGATACTGCAAACGTCACGATTGGGAAGCGAAAGAACATCGTGGGATGACGGGTCGGCATCCCAACGAGGTATACGCAGCCAAGCGTCATCTCGGCTGTGAGTTTCCGCGATGCAACAGCACGCAAGCCGAAGGCAGCGCCGGTTATCGCTTGACAGAAACCACCTTGAAGTTGTGCCAAGCGCATCACAAGCAATGGGTGCGGCTCCCATCGGGGAAGCGTTCGTTGGATCAGTTGAAACTATTGAAACTAAATGCGATCCCATGCTCTTTGGAGGAAGCCCTTCTGCGTAGAACCCGAAAGACTAGGGGATGCTGGCATTGGGAAGGATACGCCGTCCATGATCCACGCCCGTCGGTTCCTCCTTATGGGAGGTTGAAGCGACCAGAATCCAGCAGCAATCTGGTCCATCGGATCGCCTATGAAGTGTGGGTGGGTGAGATTCCTGAAGGGATGGAGATTCATCACAAGTGCGCCAATACCTTGTGTGTTAAGCCTGCTCATTTGCAGTTGGCGACAAAGGCTCAGAATCTTTTAGAGATGTCAGCGCGAAGGTCATACGAGAGACACATCAAGGCGTTGGAGAAGCGCATACAAGACTTGGAGGAAGACGCAGCATGAGGAGAACAACATGGGTTTCATAGCCCCTAGCGGTGGACCGGAAGAAACCTTCACTCGTGAAGAACTGTTACGTGTTCGTAACATGACCGTAAAGAAAGTCACGAAACTGGAACCTGAGTCGCAAGACTGCAACGAGCAGGAGCCGGAACCGGACAACGACGACGACTAGGCTGGGAACAGGTACTTAGTACAACCCATCCCCCCTAAAGGGGGGAGATGGGTTGGTACTTGGAACTACATAGGGAGGCCAATGCAGAAATATCCGTTACACAGAGATGCCGAAGGGCGATGGATCCATACGTGGGTCCGACAGTCATCCATCAAGACTTCAGACATGTGTCTGGAACGATGGCGCACCGATGTCTTCGGACTTGTAAGCGAAAGCATTAAGGATGCTTCATCGCTGGGGACCGTATGCCATGCCGTCGCTGAGGATGCGTTGAACTCACGCTTGGATGGCATCGCGGAGATGTCCCTTCAGGACATGAACGATGCGTTTGAGGACTATTGGGAAGAGACAGTCCCGACCATTCAGGTGTGGAACAACTACAACCCTGCGACTGCGTATACGGCAGGGCTAAAGAAGTTGGCGAACTGGTATGAGGAAGTGTTCCCTCATGTGCAGCCCCTGATGGTTGAACACACCTTCGATGTGCCACTGATTGAAGACAGCGAACGTGTTGTCCGCATGACAGGCACTATCGACCTCGTGGAAGAGGACCGGCTATGGGATTGGAAGTTCCCCGGTCGTGACTACAGCAGGGATGCTTGGCAGTACGAACGGTGGGATGTGCAATCCATTGCGTACTGCTATGCGATGGGCATCCCAAACTTTTCATATGCAGTCATGCACCCAAAGGGTGTAGGTCGCATGGATCTAGTGCGTGACCAGTCACACTTCGACTGGTTGCGTATAAAGGTGTTGGCACTCTGCCAACTGTTGGAAACCCAGACGGGTCCATTCCCGTTGGGCGATAACGGTTGGTGGTGTTCTAATAAATGGTGCGAAAATTTCGCACGGTGTAAAGGTGCAACAATAGGAGGCACTTAGTTATGGCTTGGACGCCAATGAGTCCGCTAGAGCGGGCGAGTATAGAAGCACAAGTCATTCTCAAGGTGGCGGTTGAACTCGCTGTCGCAGAGATTGGCAACGAACCCGACGGTGTGGCCGTCACGATGGCAATAGAGAACGCACGCGCTCTCGCTAAGGAACTACCCAACCTGAAAGATTCTCTCGTGAATCTGGAAGGTGGACCTGTGGTAGCGGTAGCGCCCGGTCAGGATGTGTCTGCTAGCGCAGTCCCTGAGTTGACCGCCGTCGTGACCGCTGCGTTCCCCGGAGCAGCACAGGTAAATGCCCCCGCATACAGCGGTGTATCAAAGTATGTGGCTGACGAAGAGTACGGTCAGGTGCTGGCAATTTGGCAAGCGGAAAAGAACGCTGGCGTTGCATACGCTGGCAAGGATTCCATGTTCCTGTGTAATCAGGCGATCCGGCAGTTGTTCGGGAGTGGCACACGCCAGTTCCCCGCCGACTATTGGGCTGAAGCATTGCAGAACAAGGACATCCCGGTTACCAAGAACGGCAAGTGTGGGCTTGGTGATTTCAAAATCAAGAAGGGCGTCAGCGTGGCTGCTGACGGTACCGTCGGCTTGACGCAGGGTGAGGGTAACCATCCCCTAGCGAGCAAGAGTGGGTACTTCGCTGCTCTGGTGAAGAACACTTCCTTCAACTGGGGCGACCGCCCCGATCCTGTGGACCCGCAAGGCTGGCTGGCTAAGGCCGGTGGCTGAGGAACTCAGTCTGGAGGAAGCGTTGACGAGAGTGGCCAACGCACGGATCGGGGAAGGGGCATCTACGGATGCCCCGACCCCGGTGCCCTCGCAACCTCCAGCAGAAATAGAGGGGATATCCGCAGCAGACCTGCAAAGACTATTCACACCGAAGCGCGAACAAGTCAGGCGTATGCGCCATGACCTGCGCTCAGGTAGCGAATGGTCCTTCGGCGTGCGGGTGTTCGATGAAGCCACTTTGGGTGGGGCACGCGCTGGTCAGTTGGTGACCATTATCGGTCGCTCGCATACAGGCAAGACGCTGCTGGCCTTGAACATGGTGGCCCGCAACCGCAACCACCGCACCCTGTGGGTGAGTCCAGACGAAACCGAAACAATGTTTTGGGGCCGGTACGCAGCCATCCGTATGGAAATCGACCAGAAGGATTGGATTGGACGCCTAATCAGGGAAGACCCAATCGCTTGGGAACGTGTCGAACAACTGATGCGTGACGAAACGAACCTGCACTTTGAATCTACGGGCATGACTGTCGATGATATCGACAAGGCCATGCGCATTGCGGCAGTTGAACTGTGGGATGGGCAGCGCCCTGAGGTGCTGGTGTACGACTACTTGGAGTTGATTCGGGGTGGTGGCGCTGGCGATGCAGCCAGCGTGCAAGCCAAAATCGAATCGTTCAAGCAGTTGGTGTCAGATTGGCGTGTCATAGGTGTGATCTTGCATCAGTCCGGTCGGGGTTCAGGGAGCCGTGGGCGGGCTGGCGGGATTGAGGCCGGACGGTACGCATCCACGAGTGAGAGCCACTTCCTGATCGAAACGTGGCGGCGGTGGGATGACACCAACATGGAGGAAGCAGAGCGCAAACTCTATGAAAACGAAATCAGCGCGGGCTTGTGGAAGAATAAGTCTGGTGACGGAGAGAAAGCGGAAGTCAACCTGACCATCCACGCAAGTGGAAGACTATTGGAACCGGGGATTGTATGGGAGCAGATGATCTTAGATGAGTGAGATACTCCCCTCCTCGCAGATAAGGAACCTGTTCATCGGGTTCAATCTCGCTTATGGAACGGACGTTGGCGGCTGCCGGTGGGCAGACGTTGACGATGCGTTGCTAGAGAAGCATCTCACGGGTGAAGAAATGATCGGTATCTATCCGATGGTTTATGATCCCCGGTATGAGCGTGGTGGTTCCGATACGTGGCGTGAAGATGTTGACGACAACCGCTACTACGTGGAGATGGAGCCAGACCTTTGGATGTGCCGATGGGGTTCCATCGACATAGACGAAGGCGATGACTCACTGATCTACGCAAGGAGTGTCCAGAATATTTTGCGTGCATTGGATATTCAATGCTGGTTGGAACGCTCACGTAGCAAGGGTTATCACGTTTGGATATTCAACAAGGACTGGGTGAAGGCATCGACCATGCGCCGCGCCATGAAGGCTGCGCTTGATCTTGCCGACATTCCTTACGATGCTGTTTATCCGAAACAGGATTCTCTTAAGGGTCCACCCGGCAACTACATGCGCTTGCCGTATGGTGGGAAACGTCCCGAGCATCGGCAGGTTGTCGTGGATAGCAGTAGCGACAGCGAAACCGATGAGGAATGGTTGGATCTATTCGACTTCATCATTCTCGCAGAACAAGGACGAACGCCTACAGCCACGCTGGAAGCGGCTGCCGCTCTGTATCAGGAACCGGAACCCGTTTATCCTGACCTGCCACCC